TTCACCCGTGATTTCACTCACTTTCTGAGCAAACCATCGCGCCACTCCAACACACTCAACTAGCTCAATACCATCTCCCTGATCTTCGTGATTACCGGCGTCTTTTTCATCTATTACTTCAGCTCGTGGCAGATCATCCTCTATCACAGGCGGTGGATCTTCCATGTTCATACTGTCAATCAACTCATCTTGATTGAGCCTGTCATCGTAGACAATACGCCACACTGTTCCCATGACGTGCCGCCATTTGGGATGTGATCTGAACTTTGATACTTTCTCGATGTAGCCCAGCCTCTCGCATTTTGTAAACGCTCTCGTCACATTCTTGCGGTCCAATCCAAACTGGTCTGCAATGGTCTTAGAGTTAGGATACGCAAAGCCTTGATTGTTTGCATAGGCACAGAGTGCGCTAAAGATGTGCAAATCACCCATTGATAGCCCTCCCATCTTTTTCCTTACTGGCCGATTAGCTTGCCATATTGCTCTGCTCGGTACTCTGGCAAAGAAGCTAGGCGGTTGTCCTTGTGTTTTCCCGAACTTGGGTGAGTTGTCGCTCATTAATCTTCCTTTCAATTGCTTTCAATAGCTCTAGTCTACGTACACATCTAAACTCCACATCATCCCTCAGCTCTGCCCAACTCGGGAACCACTTCGCATGATCAGGGTATCGATTTAAACTCTCCAGGACTGCATCTTTGGGATAGTCTCTCAACTTCTCCAGATATGCTTCCAGGATTATATCCAAGTCCTTGCCATCTGCTTTATGCGCTGTGAGAGCCCGCAATTTAAGCAGTGCTTTGGCTACCAGATCCTCTTCCGCTGGCATGAGAGATGACTTCAGAGCTTGGTGTGCATCACTCAAAACTGACACGGGTATATCATTGGTAATCAAGTAGCCTTTGAAGTCATACTCAGGACTGATTTGCTCTTCGACTTCTAAACCGCTCGTAAGCACCACTGATTTCGCCACCTGTTTGTCGGACGTTGTTGCTGTGTGTTTGAACTCGATTATCTGGTTCATCATTCCACCTCTCTTGGTTTAGCCATGTGGCCGGGTTGCACGTAAATTGAACATCTGGATTGTATTTTGATAATCCAGCCATGATTTCTGAGTATTGAGTTTTCTTGATTGCAGACTTGTATGCAGTCCGAGCGGCTCCCTTGCCGACCTTCTTGGGATACTGCTTCCAGAACTCGTTAAATTCGTGTTCCCTATATAATATAGTATGACGGTTCATTGACGGTTGGGGTGACGCTACCGTCACTACCTGGGTGACGCTACCGTCACTAGTGTCGGAGGCATCACTAGTGACGCTGGCATCACTACCTAAGACCACTTTGTAAGTAGTCGCTCGGCCTGTTTTACCAGTTTTAATTCGTTTCAATTCTCCAATTTCTACCAGTGTATTAACCGCATGGATTACGTTGCGCCTGTCAACATTTACATAACTCGCCAACCGAGTGAGTGACGGCCAGGCAATGCCGCTGGGATTGCAATGGTCTGCAATAGCTAACAGTACCAGCCGCGCCGTGCCTTTGGATTGTGAGGACTGCCATACATCAGACATAACTTTGACGCTCATATCAGCTCACTCTCAAATATCGCCGTGAATATCTCAGATGCTACCTGTGGCACAATCGCATTGCCCAACGCCTTGAGCCTTTTAGCTCTGTCCTTCTGGCCTTCGGTCACTCTGGGCACTCCCCGCTCCCAATTTCCGTCCACCCAGGAGGATAGCCCATCAAAAGTTCTACCCAATCGGCTGATAGCTTTGCTGTCGGCTTGTCTTGATCCTTCACTTGAGCGCACAGATACTTTCTTCCTAACGAATGTTGATGGCTCTTGCTCCCCACTGGCCCCGTGTCCTTGTATTCGCACGCTCTGGGTGTCGGCCACATTTGCACGGCCTGTTCCAGTTTCGCCTCGTATCCTACCTTCTCCAGCCTTTTCTGTACTGACTTGCCCGAATCCGTCATTGCTGAACTTGCTCGTGGGGTCGGCCACATCTTCTCCGCATGGTTGATCGCATCGCTTAAATTCACCCGCCACCTCACCCCTTTTTTGTTTGTCCGACTGAATGAGCCGTTTTTGTATTCTACGTTTTTCGCTATTCCCCTCTGCACATCCGCTGCCCTCGGTGTCGGCCACATTCCCCACGAACCTTTGTCTCGAGCTATCATTGATGGAGACATCTGGTTCGCCGTGGCTGTGGGCGTATGCAATAATCCAGACTCTTTGTCTGCGGTGCGGGGCGTTTTTACTGACAGCTCCAAATACGAGCGGCCATGCATGGTAACCCGCATTTGAAAGACTAAGTAACACCTCGTCGATTCCCATTGAGAGGTGACCAACAACGTTTTCAAAAACGCATAAAGTGGGTCTTGTTTGCTTAACAATTTCAAGCACCCACGGCCAGATGTGACGGTCATCTGCCGTGCCTTTGCGCTGCCCAGCTTGGGAAAATGGTTGGCACGGGTAGCCAGCGGTGAGGACATTGACGTTGCCGAAGTCGGATGGGAAGGTTTTGACATCTTCGTAGATGGGGACTTCGGGCCAGTGTTTTCCAAGGACTTGCTGACAGAACTTGTCTGGCTCACAGAAGGCGATTGTGGAAACATCTCTATCTGTTCTTCGTCCAGCGTCTGCGATTGCGAGGGCAAATCCTCCGATTCCAGAGCAGAGATCAAGGTGGGTGATTTCTTCATTTATTGTTTCCATTTGCCTGTTTCATTTCCCAATTGATCCCACCCAGGCCGCTCTGTTCGGCTGAACAATTCTAGGTATGGCCCAGCATATAAACGCTCAATCCGCTCATAAGTTTCATCAGGTTTCCGGCTATGTTCGCGGCGGGGTGTCATAATAATCTGATGCACGTCTGCATTTAATCTCTTCGGTTTTCCCCGTGTGGCGATGAGACATAACTCGGCATTTTGTCGGGTGTGGTATCCGAGACCCATAAAGAGGCCACGTCCTCGTTTATTCTGTTTAACCCAGACAAACCCGACCGTCTTATACGTGAACCCCCAAGCATCAATAACCCGCAACCCTCGATCAAGCATCGAGTTAAGAACCCACACAAAAAGAGTACAATCAGAAGCGGCAGCATTACCAACAGGCAAATTACAAATATCGTCCGATTCCATAACGTCATAATGATTTTTGGCACTTTTCTTTTCTCCTTTACTACTGCGACTTTTCCAACTCCAGGGTGGGTCCGCTAGGATGACGCCATAACGTGGCGTGACACTTTCCGTGGCAGACATACTCTCCTGATCCTGTAATGATGATTTGACTTCCGAGGGCTCCGGCTGTGCCGCACACTTGGCACTCGCGTCTAACAATGGGGTAGTTGTTGGGTGATCTCCGGGCCATGCGCTAACCATTTGACGCCCGTTTTTCGTGCGCTCTGATGCCGTATAAAACTGTGCTGTGATCCCGGTTACAAATCCGGCCAATCATGCTGTAAGTGTAGCCCAGTTCTACATACATCCGGGCATATGCCTTTTGACGTGCCACGACTATCGGGTGTGGTCTGCAATAACCAAAAAACTGCCCCAGGCTAATCCCGTGTTCACCGCATATTTCTTGAATTATTGTATTGCCTGGTCCGCGTGTCATTCCATTAACTCCATCGTAACTTCCACGCCCACTTCAATTGATCGGTCCCATCTAATAGACAAATCATGTATCCATTTATCATCAGTCAGGCATCCGAGCTTGACGCATACATCAAGCAAACTTTTTAAAAGGTTGTCCAAGTCCCTGATCCTCTTGTCTGGGGGACATGCCCGGATGCTGACTTTTACAGGTGCATCTAACGATGCTCCCTGGTGCATATAAAACCCCTGGCACTCCGCGATGTATTCCATGTATTTTGCAGTCCTGTAGACCCCCCTTTGGGTGTAACGCCAGAGCCTGTTCGTAGAGGGCGGATATGGTAAGGTAATGATCATTTCTACCTCGCATGACCCGCCGCCCGGACCAGTTTTTTAAATTCCTCGAGCCGTTTTTCATTTGACTCGCCTCTTACTTGCAATCCAAGATTACATAAGTCTGCAATTAAATTAGTCATTGTCCGCCGCTCTAATGCCGCCTGGGTTTTTAATCTGGTGACCAGTTCATGCGGAAATCTCAAAGTTGTCTGGTGATATTGTTCTGTCATTTTGAATCCCATGTGAAAAAGAATCGTTTAGACTATTGACACTATCACAGACATTTAGTAATACAATAAGAACACAAGACGATCTTTTTACTTACAACAGGAGAACAACTAATGGATTATTTTAAAGAATGTGTAGCCGACTTAACAATGCCCACCAATTGGATAGATGAAAGTTATGTGCATGATGTTTGTCCCTCATGGAGTTACAAAGGTTTCCAGGTGATGATCCACCACGCAGATACAAAACAACGCGAAGAAGGATTTGAGGATGCCTCACGGTTTCATATTTTTAAAAGGGATGAACACGGGGATAGCCTAACATGGTCAGCAGAAGTTGATACATTTAACGAGGTTGTCAAAATTATTAACAAGGAGAACAACTAGTTATGGAAAATATCATTACCATTAAAAAACATTGGCAAGCTAAAAAGTTTAACGTTGATTTACTTTCGCCTAACACGGGTAGAGAGCGCGATGGCTATATGGTTGTTTGTAAAGAGTTTGGCGTTGGTATCAGAGCCGCCAAAAAAGAAGCGGCACGATTAGCCGAAATTTATAACGCAACAATTGAAGACAAGAGCAAGGAGAACAACTAATGATCAACCCAAAAATAGAAACCGAGAAGGCGGTGTTCTATTTGCGTGTGTCTACAACTAAACAGGGCATCGATGGTCTGGGTATTCGCGCACAGGAAGATATGTGCGAAGCTAGGGCCGCAGAGTCAGGATTAAAATGCATCGGTGTTTTTAAAGAAGTAGAGTCAGGCAGAAAAAGCAAACGTCCGCAATGGCTGGCCGCCCAGGCAATGGCAAAAAAAGAGAACGCCATTATTATTGTGGCAGCGATGTCTCGATTAACCCGTGACTTTAATTTTATGACCCATGTTGCTGAGGCCGCCGAGCGTGACGGGATCGGCATTGTGGCGTGTGATGTCCCGCAAATGTCAGACCCCAGCCAGACCAAGTTTATCTGGCGGATCATGGCCGCAATGGCGGAGATGGAAGTGGACAATATCAGATCCCGAACTAAACGGGGTTTGAACCGAGCGCAAAAAGACTTGGCTACCAAGGGCGAATATTGGACCACAGAGCGCAAGGATAAACCATCCCGGCGGATTACATCCCTGGGCAATCCTAAACTGTCTGAGGCGCGTGCTAAGGGCTCTCGCAACATGAAGAAAAACGCAAAAGCATTTGCCCTGACTGTGTACCCAGCTATTGAGAAGATCATTAAACAAACTGGTCAGGATTCATATCGGCATATTGCGAGGTGTTTATCTGCCCAAGGTGTACTGACTTTTCAAGATGAAAACAGAACCCAACGGCTTGAGCCAGGTCAGCAAAAACCGTGGGGTCCAGAGCAAGTCAAACGAGTTATCAATTCTGCAAAGGGAGTTAAAAAATGAATAAAGTCAATAAATCAAAGTTATACAAAAAATTAGACACTGCCCCGTTTGAAGACCAACCAGTTGTTGGTGGAAAACATAAAAGAGAAAGTCAATTTTACGATATTTACCCCGAACTTTGCGATTTTTTTATGGGGAAATCTGGAAGCCCGTGGTCCCAATATTTTATGTTGAAAGCTCGTTATCGTAGAAGAATGTTACGAGATCAAACACGCGATAATTTTGTGTATCAGTATTTTAACAAAAATGTATACCACAACATTATTGGCAGTTTTATGATGGATCGATTTTGGCGAGCGATGGAAGATAGGACGGCCAACGTTGGCGTAATCGTTGACGAAATTTACGATGAGATAGGAAAGACCCACCCCACAAAAAGAACCATTCGAGAGTATATGGAGGAGGGTGTCCAATTAGGAATATTCGGAGAAACCCGCTCTCGTTTTAACAAAAAACTTTTAAAATATTACCCAACCGAAATTATGATAGAGCATTTTATGCAGTATTACCGTCAAGAATTTTTATTTCTAGAAGATAATAATATTGATGAAATAGGCAAAGGATTGCGAAAAAGATTAAAAGAACGTCCAGAGTCGGGGCAATACATGAAGGACACAAGTTAATAGTGCGGGAAAACCGCATCGTGCGGAAAAACAGCATAGTGTCGAAAATCCGCATCGTGCGGAAAAACGACATATAACTTTTTAAATAAATATAATATAAAATAGGAAAGGTGAACGTGATGAGAATAAAAAAAGATAAAGGGAGGATCTATCTAAGACCAAGTGAGCAACAAAGGCTCAGTGGCAAAAGACAGATTCGATTATACAATAAAGAAGGCACGCCCGAGTTTGATCAGGAATTAAAAGACGCCCAGGAAATTATGGGAGTTCCAACTCGAAAACAGCCAAAGGATACATTAAGGTGGTTAATTAGAATGTACTATTTGTCTCCAGAATATAATAATCTCGGCCCGTCTACAAAAAAAGTGCGGCAAGGGTTATTGGAGAAAATTAATATTAAGCTCGGTAATAATCCATACCGGAGTTTAGTGCCGCGGCATATCCGTGCATTTAGAGACAGCAAACAAGATGTACCAGACAGCGCAAACTCGCATATTAAGGCATTGCGCCAGGTCTACAAATGGGCAATCAATGCAGACTTTGCTGATCACAACCCAGCGTTATCTGTGCCGTACCTTCCATCAAAAAATCCCAACGGGTTTCATACTTGGACTGAGACTGAGATTACATTATATGAGAATCGCCATGATATAGGCACCAAGGCTCGATTAGCACTGGGTCTGCTTTTGTACACGGGCGTGCGCCGTTCTGACGCTGTGCAACTAGGTCCACAGAATGAAAAGAAC